TATGGTGATTTTAAATGGTACACAATGGAAACCACAAAAATGGATGATGATACTTGCAACATGGTATCGTCTAACTGGACGATTACCCACTGGATGCCACTTCCAGAACCGCCGGAAGAGGAGTGAAACGGGATGACTAAGCATGAGATTTTGAACTATTTTAGAGGAATTAATAATGCTTACAATGATTGCACCAGATTTGACTCACTGTCGCATATGATAGATGAACTGCTGAATGAACAGCAAGAAACCATTGAAAGTCTTCAAGGCACAATCTGCAAGCTGAATGCCGCATTGGGAGAGCAGCCAGAAATTGTCCGGTGCAAGGACTGTACATACTTAAATGCAGACACAGGGATATGTATTGTCGGAATGCCACACGGGCATAAAGACACTTTTTACTGCGCATATGGGAAAAGGCGGTGAACTGGATGAGTGATGTTCGTATCCGGGTGTGTAATCGCGACATCTTGTGTGCTGACTGCGACGATAAAAACTGCTTGCATGCAGGAGAGCTGATTGCAGATTGCCCGCTGTGGTACTGCAACCGTCAGGACGAGCAGTTTGAAGACTGCAAAACTTGCGAATTGATGCGCGATATTCGGGCAGAATACAGGAGGAGGCACAGGGATGATTGACGAGCGGACCAAGCTGATGATCGAAACTTATCTCCCGCATCCTCCGGATCCGGATCTCCCAGAGGGTGCCTACTACTGGCTGCAGTATACAGCAGGAGCGACAGGCAAGCCCAGGGTGCTGACTGTGTACATCCGTGACATCATGCCCACCAAGTACGGCACGGAGTACGGGATATATCAGATTCATGGCGGCAGTTACCGGAGAGTTGCCACTTTCTCTGCTAACCCAATGGGAGGCGTCCGGAAGTACGATCTATACGACAATAAGCAGGATTGCCGGGATCAGACTCACATGGCCATAAACAACTGGGAAACGCTGCGGAAGATCCAGAAGGACGAAGGACTTTTGTGACAGTGAAGGAGTACAACAATGCTACGACAACCAGAGCCGGACGGGCGGGTGCCGCTGTCTGGGAAAGAATGGAATCATCTCAGGAGTCTGATCGCAGCCATCGACATGGTGCTGCGCTCAGGCGATGCACTGAAGGACAGGCTGAAGCTGGTGCCCTATGGCTGGCGGGATTACCGGATGCTGACGGTCAGAATGCCGGCGCTGATGGATGACCTGCTGGACACGATCCCGACCAAGAAGCTCAGAGCGATCCGGGAGGAGCTGCAGCACTCGAGGCTGACGCTCGAAGTGGTGGGTCCGTCTGAGCGTAAGCTCCACGGCGGGATCTACATCGACGAAGAGGCCTACATCCGGCTGATCGACCGATGCATGACCATGGAGTGCATGCTCTGTGAGCGGTGCGGTAAGGACGTGGATAAGTGTGAGCTCTACAAGACGATCCTGGACACGCTGCACTACGACAGCGACGGACACAACCCCGACGGGACCTGTGAGCTGTCAGGACTGACGACGATACAAGGAGACGACAACGATGTCGAGTAATGGATCCAAATACAACGAGATTGTGTATTCGAGAATGGTAGAGACGCCGATCCAGGTGCTGATCAATCAGGACGTTAAAAAGCAGGCGATGAGTGAGGCGGCCGCCAGGATCAGCATAGACGATGCCACGACACCGGAGCACATGCTGATCATTACATCCGAAGCACCACCGCTGAACATCATGATCCCGATCAGTGCACTGCGGGAAGCTGTGCGTAAGTGTCCAGAGGTATGCAAGCACAAGAGTGTGCTGCGACCAGAAGAACAGGAGCTGATCCTGGCGATCCGGAAAGCCGAGCGCACAGCACGGGACGCGTACCAGGCGGATGATGGGATGCATCGGTCCTTTGCCCTGGTCGAGCAGATGGTACGACAGCGGGCCATGGAGCCGGATCCTGATCCGCAGCCAACACCAGAGGAACAGAAACCCAAGACCAGGGCGAGACGCATGGGCGGGAGCCATGTGGACAAGACCAAACCCAAGACAACACGAAGAAGCCGCAAACCGAAAGCGGAGGCGAAAGATGAGACAGTACCAGATCAGACTGGACCAGTACGGGATTAGCAAATGGCAATACCGGGAGTTGAAAGCGTTCTGCCGGCAGTACAAGGATAAGCTGGAGCGTGCTGCATGCATGCTGAGTGTGGGCAGCCAGAGGATGCCGGAGTCAGAGCCGGATGACTCTGGTCTGCCGGATGCATCCATGATCCGAGGGCACGGTGGCATAGGGCGGCCAGTCGAGTCCCTGGTGATCAGACGGGAGCAGCTGCTGCACGATGTGGACATGATTGACGAGGCGGCCAGGTTCCCGGATGGTGGAGCATGGGCTCAGGCTCTGATCTGCTCCTGCTGTGATGGTGTGGCATTCGAGCATATTCCGCCTGAGTACATGCCAACATCAAAGCGTAACACGTTCTTCAAAGCGAGAAGAATGTTCTTCTACAAACTGGCACAACTCAAATATGCAAACGAATGAATTGGATACTCTCGGGGCAGTACTTAACTGTTATACTGATATCATGCAGAAGGTCGGATGTGAGTGCGGCGCATCCGGCTTTTTGTATGCAGGTAGATCCAGGCGCGCGGCTGGCCTGGGGGACATCCTCCTGCCTGGAGGGGGGTCGGAGGTCTATGGCAGTTAAGTATTACGACAGTGCACGCCATCGAGCATGGCGCGAGAAAGTTCTGAAGCGTGCCGGCTACTTGTGCGAGGAATGCAAACGGTACGGACGTGTTGATGCTGATGGCCTGCCGGTCAGGGCGACGACAGCACACCACATCAAGCACAGGGACGAGTACCCAGAGCTGCAGTACGATGTCAACAATGGCAGAGCCTTGTGTGCTGCGTGTCACAACAAGGCGCATCCCGAAAAAGGCGGGCACTACTGGAAAAGTTGAGTCCCCCCCGGGTCGAAAAAATTTTCGAGTTGGGGGTTCCAGCGCGGCGGGGGAGCCTTTTATATGCACGGCGGGCCCCAAAAGTTTCAATCAAAGGAGGTGAGCGGCAGTGGCCAGGAAGTTGACGGACAATGAAAAACGACTCAAGCGGTACATGACCAAGCTCGGAGTCTGGAAACCCGAATACATGGTTTCTGTTGAGATCTGCGCTGGTCTGATGGATCAGTACGACACGATCATGCAGCTGTGGGTCATCAACGGCATGAATCCGATCGAAGTTACAGACAACGGGAGCTCAAAAAAATCCGGCATCGTGACGACACTGGAAAGCCTCCGAAAAGACATCCTGGCGTATCAGCGCGAGCTGGGATTGACACCGCTCTCCATCAAACGATTGGACGCACAGGCTGAGCTGCCGGAATCTGGTATCCTGGCTGATGCCATGCGAAAGCTGGGCGTCGAATGATTGGTAAGTACGCGAAAGACGTCGAGCGTTATGTCGATGGTGTGATCTCCGGTCAGATCCTGGCGAACCACGACAGGATCCTCGCGTGCGAGCGCTTCCGGCGGATGCTGGATGATCCTCGCTTTGACGTGCGAACACATGACGCGGATTTCGTGATCGGCATCATCGAGTCAACCATGGTACATCGCCAGGGTGAGGCACTCGATGGCACTCCGCTGCGGGGCAAACCAATGCGGCTCGAGCCCTGGGAAAAATTCATATGCTACGGGATCCTGGTTTTTTGGCATCACGGTACCAATGAGCGCGTCGTCAAAGAGGCGCTTATTTTTATACCACGCAAAAACGGGAAAACCGCATTCGTGGCAGATCTGGCTTTTGCCCTGGCTCTCCTGGAATGCAAAAGCGCCTCGGTCGTGTATGTCGTTGGTGCCGCTCTGAAGCAAGCGCTCGAGACTTTCCAGACTTGGGAATACAACATAGCGCACCATCTGTATCCGAATGACAAGGCGGCCAAAAAAGACGGCTGGAAGATCCAAAACAACAGCTTCGAGCACAGCGTAAAGAATCCCAATATTGCAGGCGGCAGTATCAGTTTGAATGCACTGGCGAGCAATCCCGACGGCCAGGATTCATTCAACTGCAATGTCGTCATAGCCGATGAGATCCACGCGTACAAGACCCCGAAGCAGTACAACATTTTGAAAGAGGCCACCGCAGCATATACCAACAAGCTGGTGATCGGGATCTCGACCGCCGGCGATGATGGCAACGGATTCCTCGCCCAGAGAATTGAGTACTGCAAAAAGGTACTCAATGGCAGCATCCAGGACGACCAGTATTTCATATTCCTGTGTATGGCAGATCCGGATCCAGAGACGTGCGAGATCGACTACACCAATCCCAGGGTCCACGAGATGGCAAATCCCAACTATGGTGTCACGATCAGACCGGCTGACATCCTCAACGACTCGATGCAGGCCAAAGACGATCCGCAGCAGCGGAAAGATTTCTTTGCCAAAAAGCTCAATGTTTTCGTCAGCAGTCTCAAAGCGTACTTCGACATTAACAAGTTCCGCATCAGCAATGCCACAGCTGAGCAGGAGCTTGGAATCGATCCGGACTGGAGCCTGGACCAAAAGATCGACTTCTTGGCGAAACTGCCAATGAAATGGTACGGCGGCGCTGACTTATCCAAGCTGCACGACCTGACGGCGGCTGACCTGCATGGCCAGTACAAAGGGATCGATATCGTCATCCCACATGCGTGGTTCCCGGTCGTCGCTGCAGCTGAAAAGGCAGACAAAGACAGCATCCCGCTCTTCGGCTGGCGTGACGATGGCTGGCTGACGATGTGCAACACACCGACCAACGACCATTTATCAGTCGTCAAATGGTTTACCGACATGCGGACTCGTGGGTTCAAAATTGACCAGGTGGGCCATGACCGCAAGTTTTGCCGCGAGTATTTCAGCGGCATGAAGAAAGCCGGTTTTAAAGTCATCGACCAACCGCAGCTCTTTTACAAGAAAAGCGAGGGCTTCCGGCATCTGGAGGCGCAGATGCTCAACCGCCGGCTGTATTACCTGGGCGCTGAGCCCTATGAGTACTGTGTCCAGAACGTGGCAGCGGTCGAGAAAACCGACGACGCAATCCAGTACGAAAAGATCCAGGACAACAGACGAATCGACGTTTTCGACGCGGATGTCTTTGCGACGGTCCGCATGCTAGAGGCCCAGGAGCGGAGCGGGAACGCGGCCGCATGGCTGGGCAAATGAGGGGTGATTATATGGCTACGAAAAAGAAAAGGCGCCCGATGACCAGAGACGCTCCCAGCACAACCATTGCGATGACCAGCGAGCAGCTCTGGCAGATCGCACTCGAGGACGGATACAAACCCGCGACCAGCTGCCCAGAGGTGCAGATGTGCGTCAATGTCTACGCGGATCTCATCGGATCGATGACGATCCACCTGATGGCAAATGCAGAGGGCGGCGACATGCGTATCAAAAACGCATTGTCAGCCAAACTTGACATCGATCCGAATCACACTATGACCCGGACGCCTTTCATCCAGCACATCGTCCGCGACTTGCTTCTGCACGGGAATGCTGTTGTGCTGCCTGTTTTTAAAAGCAGCCTGCTTGACGAATTGATCCCGCTGCCTGCGAGCCAGTGCAGCTTCATGGATGACCAGCACGGATCTTATGTGATCAGGTACAAAGGCATAATCTACCAGCCTGACGAGGTCCTGCATTTCGTCCTGACGCCTGATGAAAATCAGCCTTGGCGCGGTACTGGCTACAACGTCAGCCTCTCCGACATGGTCAAGAGCATAAGACAGGCGAACAGCACAAAGCAGGCGCTGCTGAAATCTCCGGCGCCTTCCGTCATTGTAAAGGTCGACGGTCTGACCGAAGAATTCGCCAGTGTTGAAGGGCGGAAGAAGTTGAGCGAGCAGTACACGGACAGCAGCGAATCCGGAAAGCCCTGGTTTATCCCCGCTGAGGCTTTCAGCGTGGAACAGGTGAAACCGTTGACGCTCAACGACTTGGCCATCAAAGACAACCTGGAGCTGGACAAGCGCAGCGTGGCGGCCATATTCGGCGTGCCCGCTTTTATGGTGGGCGTCGGAGAATTCCGCCAGGACGAATATCAGTACTTCCTAAGCACTCGCGTCATGGCCAAAGTCCGGATCCTCGAGCAGGAGCTGACCAATAAGCTGCTCATCAGTGACCAGATGTATTGGAAATTCAACGCCAGAAGTCTCTACAACTATTCCATCACCGACCTGATTAATGCAGGCAAAGAGATGGTCGACAGAATGGCCATGCGTCGCAATGAATGGCGCGACTGGCTTGGCATGTCACCGGATCCTGAGATGGATGAGCTGCTGGCGCTTGAAAACTATATCCCCGCCGACAGGCTTGGCGACCAGAAGAAACTGGAAGGAGGTGAGAGCGATGAATAAGCGGCTTGAAAAGCAGATGCGGACCAGATCCGTAGAGTTCACAACTCGAGAAGAGAACGACGAAAAGCACATTGTGGGCTATTTCTCAGTTTTCGGAGATGAGTATGAGCTTTTCCCTGGCGCTACTGAATCGGTCGATCCTCATGCATTTGATGATGCGTTGACCGGCGACATCAGAGCGCTGATCAACCACGACACGACGCTGGTGCTCGGACGGACAACCGCCGGGACGCTCAAGCTCGAGGTCGATAATCACGGCCTGCGCGGTGACATCCTGATCAATCCGGATGACCAGGATGCCGTGAACGCCTGGGCCAGAGTGCAGCGCGGTGATGTGTCCCAGTGCTCTTTCGGCTTCGACATCCTGGATGAGGAAACCGAG